TGATGTTGGTGTACAGAATTTAGAAGAAGTGTCAGAAGAAGTCCAAGAAGTTATCCAGGCAGTAGTAGAGGAAGCTATAGAAGATGTTGAAGAACTTACAGAGGAACAAGTTGAAGTTGTTGCTGAAGTATTACAAGTTGAAACTGAAGATGTTGAAATTATTGCAGAAGCAGTTAAGTCAGATGAAGTAGTCGCTGAAGCAGTAGAAGAATATGTAGAGAGAGCAGTAGAGAACGCTGATGTAGAGGATTACACACTTGCTGATGTTGTTACAGAGGTACAGTATGAAGCATTCTTAGAAAATCCTATAGAAGTTTTTGTAGATTTAGATAACATTACAGAAATAAACCTAACAAACATAGGTGATGACCTCACACAAGACCAAAAGGAAAAAGCGCAAGAAGTTGTAGTGCCTGTTATTTTGACTAGAATAGCTACTATGGCATCTTTTATGTTTAGGAAAACATTATGATTAAGAAAATTTGGAATTGGTTTATAGAGATAATTAAAGAAACATTAAACCTTTCGTGGACACTCGTTGGGCTAGTGATTGCGACACTCACTTTAACAGGAAGCGCACAACAAATTACAGGTTTAGCCACAGTAATAACACTTGCTGTGTGGTTATTAACAATAGGTTTTAGAAAAGAAAAAAAAGAAAAACAACCGAAAGGAAGAAGTAAATAATGGATTGTTGTGGCGGTGGTTGCTGTGGCGGTAAATAAATACTGCACATCATACATTGATAATAAAGGAACACATATAACTATATGTAATTGTAAGAATGGGGGAATAGGTGAAATTAACTGTAGTTAGAACGCAATTTGGAAAAGATGCAACAAATGGAATGTTGTTCATTGATGGTGTATTTGAGTGTTATACACTAGAGGACCAATATCAAGCAGTAAAAGTTATGCACGAAACCTGCATACCTGAAGGAACATACGATATAAAGTTTAGAACTGTTGGTGGTTTTCATACAAAGTATAAAGAAAGATATGGTAACGCACACTATGGTATGTTACATCTACAAGATGTGCCTAACTTTACCTATATACTTATACACGCAGGTAATACAGATGAACACACATCAGGTTGTCTAATCGTAGGAGAAACACAACAAGATTTAGACCTAAGTGATGATGGGTTTATCGGACATTCAGGCAAGGCGTACTCAAAACTCTATTCTAAAGTAGCAAAACAACTGTTACAAGGTAACAAAGTAAACATTGAGTACACAACAATTACAAATTTATTAAAAAAACCTGCATCAAATGCTTCTACAAATGATGTAGTTGTAGCTAGAACAGTTATGGACAAAATACAAGAACTAAAAGAAGATATTTCTGAAGTTAATGGTGGTGTCATACAAACACAAGCTATGCTTAGAGGTAGGATAATAAGATAATGTTAGAAAAATTTAAAAGAGCAAGAAATAAAGAGGGGAAGTTTAAGAAAGACTTGTGGTGGACACCTTGGAATGAAGCATGGGAGTACAAAATGAGTGATGACCTTAAAGATATGATTGAGCGTACCGCTTGGACATTCGTAGAGGCGTTCATTGGCGCATTAACAGTTGCACCATTAGTTGGTGTAGAAGCTGAAACACTACAGTTAGCTGCATTAGCAGGTGGTGGTGCTGCTTTAGCTGTAATTAAAACATACGCTAAAAAACAAATTACTAAGTAAATACCTAAGTTGTCGTACATCTACTGTAAAATAGATGTTGACAATAAAGGAGGGTATTTATGTCAAAGAAAAAAGGAATACCTGCAGAAAATAGTAACAATTACTTTAAAGCAGGTTGGAAACCTACAGTAGACTTTGACCACACAACAGGTGTAGGCGAAATTACACATGTAGGTACAGACCCAAACTACGAAAGCAAGACAGATGAGATACTTCGTAGTTGGGGATTTGACCCAAAACTATACGAAATTGATGGAATACTAAAAGTATCATCATGGAACGCACAACTTAAAGGCGGTATAGTTGAAACATTCTACGCATTTAAAGGCAGTGTAAGAAGAAAATCTGCAAATCGTGACAAGTATTTTAACTCATTGTTTAAACATGCTGTTAAGAAGCCGCCATTACCTAAGCATAAATTATTTGGTGGTGATACTGCCTTCTTTTTCTTTATGTCTGATTGGCAATTAGGCAAAGATGACTTCGGTGTAGAGAATACAATCAAAAGATATGACATAGCATTGCAAGATGCACTTGCTTTGTTAAAGAACTACAGGAAGATAGGTTACCAAATAGATGAAATATACTTAGTAGGAATGGGTGACCTCACAGAAAACTGTACAAAATTTTTCTACGACAGCCAACCCTACAATGTTTCGTTAAATCTTATGGAACAATACAGCTTAGCTAGGGCAATGATGTTTAAAACTGTAGAAACATTCCTACCTCATGCAGACAAAATTGTTTTGACAGGTGTTCCAGGTAACCATGGTGAGATGTCAAGAAGTGCAAAAGGTCAGGTATCAACAAGCAGGTTAGATAATTCAGACACTATGCACATAGAAATTATGAAAGAAATCTTTGATGCAAATCCTGATAGATTTAAAAAAGTCGAGGTAATAATTCCTGATGATTATCATCTTACGCTTGTGGTCAAAGAAAAGCAGATGTCTTTTACACATGGACACATGACAGGAGGCGGTGGAAACGCAGAAGCAAAAATAGAGAAGTGGTGGAAAGGTCAGATGTATGGATTTCTTCCTAGTGCCAACTCAAATATACTTGTAACTGCACACTATCATCACTTTCGTGCCAAGCAACAAGGAGATAGACAGTGGTTTCAATGTCCAAGTTTAGATAAGAGTTTAGATTTCACAGCTAGGACAGGCTTGTGGTCACATCCTGGCGTATTAACACTGCTTGTTAATGACAGGGGTGCATCATTCCCTGTCATTGTTTAAACAAGCTGTAGCCAATTCTTCTATAGGTAGTAATATGCCTTTAGAATTATTGTCATCACCACCGACAACATCTCTGTCTGTGCCTACATACTTTCTACATAGGTCTTTTAATACAGCCACAGGGATAATGTAAGTCATTACAGGTTCATCATCTCTCACTAACATCAAAGCCCAATACTCTGCTTCGGTTACAGATAAGCCACTCTTTGTACCTTTGTATTCGTATTCTACAAAATGATTACCTGTCTTTTCCCACAGGTGTCGCTCACTCTTGACTTCAATCTTAGTGCCTGTAAAGAACTCACTTAATTTTTGTTCCATTTCTAAACCTTTTGCTAGGTCTAAATCAAACTTTTTATTACTGCTCATACCAACAATCCTTACTACTATTCCAATGATGAGAACCACTGTTGTAATATAACCAACTTGCAGTTTTGATATTCACGCTTGGGGTCTTACGATTACCCTCAATGTTTAATTTATTTTTAAGCCATAGCCATGTGTTATCCCAAAATTGAAACAACCCCACATCAGTTGAGTTATCTCTGTTTGTATTAACAGCATTTGGTCTGCCACTGCTTTCGCAAAAAATAATAAGTAGTGCTTCTCTTACATCTTCTTTTTTAAAATAAAGACTTACGCTTTCTTCCCATTCAATAACATGCGAAACTTTTTCGTTGTTGTTTAAACAAGAGGCATAAGCCTTTATTTCATCTAGTGTTTCTTGTGTTGGCGTTGCACACAGTATCAACGAACTTAATACAACGCCATACATTAGAACTCTGTACCGCTACTTTCTTCGCTCTTAAATGTTTCTTTAAGTAAATCTCTAAGTCTATTTACTTCATTTAATCTTTGTGTTTCAAGTTTCTTCATTATCTCGTGTAACTCACCTAACATAAGTGTAGCCTCAAACTTGTCCTCACTATTAACAAAAGTTACATCTATGTTGTATAAATCACCCCAACTAAGATAGATTTCACCATAAGCGCTAGGCAATGTAAAAGACATACCGCCTCTTTCTTTGTCTAATCTTTTAGCTAACCAATTACTGCTATCAATTTCTAGTTCAGTAAAGATACGAACTAAACCATTGAAGCCATAATCTGTATCGCTTATCTTAGGTTTACTGTCATCATTAGAATGGGATTTCATCTTGCTTTCTTCCACTGTATTTCCTTTCTTCTGCAGTAGTGATAATTGCATTGCACCTCACATCTGCCTTGTAATGTGTCTTTTCATCTATCTGTTTAAACAAGTAGACACACATTTCATTATCTTGTGTGTCGATTACCAAAGGTCTTTCACTTTGCTTTGGGCATTGCATACCCTCGACAACTAACTTACATCTTCTATCTAAAGGCGCAGGTTTATCAAAATCGTGTTCAGGATAACGCACCTTTAGTTTTTCTTTTAGTCTTTCTATGTTGATACTTGTATGCTCTAAAGCCATGAACTAGGAACTTCTCTTTCACCTTTAGAACCAATGTAGCCACCCCAACCACAACCATTTGATTGTCCATAGTTGGAACATGTAAAGTCAGGAATGTTTTTAAACTTAACATCACTTTCTTTTTTCTCTCTATTGTCCTCTATGTTGTCAGTTTTTTTACATTGAGGGCATACCTTTGTGTTGTCCTTAACCTCGCCAAAAACATCTTCTACAATTTCTTTGTCGCTAGGTTTCTCCTCAACTTCTTGTTGGTCTTGTGCTTGTACTTGATAAAACAAGTCTAAGAATTTATCTAACTCAAAACTTGACCACTTACCCATGTTTGTTTCATGTGTTTGTTTAAACAAGTTCCATGCCTCTAGCTTGTACTTACTTCTAAGTTCACTATCTTTTTCTGCATGTTCTAATTCGTTAGTAATTCTTGCTAGGTAATCTTCTTTCGTAGTTTCCTTAACAACTTCTTTAGAAGAATTATCTAATTGTTTTATAACTTTCTTAGCTTCTTCTTCCGCATAGTGTTCTTCCTCTGTGCTTTCACCTACCCATAAATGAAGCCCAAGTCCAAACCTCATACAACAT